GCTGGTATGTTCTATTGTCCATATGTTCCACTACAAATGGTGAGAGCAGTTGGTCAAGATACTTTCCAACCAAAAATCGGTTTCAAGACTAGATACGGCTTAGTTGCTAATCCATTCGCTGAAACTGGTGCGATTTCAGGTGCTGCTTCAGCAGTAAATGACGCTGGTTCTGCTAACTCAAACAGATACTACCAAAGAGTACAAGTTGCTAACTTGATGTAATCTGATTGATCGAGCAATCGAAATAGAAAAGGGGGCTTCGGCCCCCTTTTTTTTGGCCTTCCTCCAGGATGGATAAATATCCATATGACGGAAATAAACTCCTTATCAAGACAACCTACTAAACTTGATTATGCAAGTCCTAATCAGTTTAAATTTAACATTACAAAACTACCTAAAGTAGAGTATTTTTGTACCTCTGTTAATGTACCAGGCATATCTTTATATACAACTCAACAACAAACACCATTAAAAGATATACCATTACCTGGTGAAAAATTAACTTATGGTGATTTACAAATGACTTTTTTGGTAGATGAAGATTTAGAAAATTTTAGAGAGATACATGGTTGGTTGACAGGTATTGGTTTCCCAAAAGACAGAAAAGAATTTAGAGATATACTAGGTTCTGGCTCTGATAGATTTCCAACTTCAAGTGGTTTAAATCTAGAAGCCGATCCAGGTAAAGTAAAATATGGTGCCGTAGGTACTGGTGCCATTTATTCAGACGCAACATTAAATATTCTAACAAGTAAAAACAATGCAAATATAGAAGTAAGATTTAGTGATGTATTTCCTACCTCACTTACCGGTTTACAATACAATGTAAATGCTACAGACATACAATATCTGGAGGCAACGGTTACTTTTGGTTATAAGATATATGAGTTTGCAACAAAGAGCTCTTCTACTACAACCACAACTATAACATAGACTTTACTTTTTAGTAAAAATATGATAGGATTATATAATGATACAAGTAATAGATGATTTATTTGACAATGATTTCATACAGAGTACCCTTACATATTTAAAATCATTAGACTATAAACCAGCAGAAAAAGATAGAGACGATACACCAGCAACTGGCGAAGTGGCTGAGTTATCTATTGGCGATATGCTGGTTAGAAAACTTACTCAACCAATAAGATATTCTTTAGATAAAAAAAATATGCAATTAAAAAGAGCATATGTAAATAAATTTGTACCCGGTGAACAACCATACTGGCACCATGATGAGTTAGATGGTATTACAATATTGTATTATGCCAATACTGGTTTAAGAGGAGATGAATTAGGTTGTACAGAATTTTATTTAAAGGAAGAAGACGAAATAAAAGCTATAAGACCTGTTCCAGGTAGATTAATATTATTTGATGGTTATATACAACACAGAGCCACATCTATGAGAACTAGAAACAGATTTACATTAGCATTAAAATATGGACCCAAACAATGACATTAGAAGAACTACAAGAATTAGCAGATAAAGATTTAAAAATAAACGATATGGAATATGATTTAGAATCCATTAAAACGCCACAATTACATAACAAGTATATGAAGTTTTTAAATAAATTTAGATTACAATTATCTATAGCCGAAAATGAAATGCATATATTAAAAAGGAGTAAGTGGGAATACTATACAGGTAAAGCTAGTCCTGAAGTGTATAAAGAAAAACCATTTGACTTAAAAATTTTACGACAAGATGTAGATAAGTATATTGACTCTGATACTGAACTACAAAAATCAAAACAAAAGGTTGATTATTTAAATACGATAGTTGATTACCTAGATAAGACCGTTAGACAAATATCTAATAGAACATTTACTATTAAAAATGCGGTGGAATGGAAGAAATTTACTAGTGGAGCTATCTAAAATTGACAACAACCCGATACATCATCATTGACAAGAAGAACGAAGTCTATTTAAAAATAGAAGCAGACGCCGATATTCGTAGAGAACTTAGCGAGTATTTTACATTTGAGGTGCCTGGTTTTAAGTTTATGCCACAATTTAGAAATAGAGTGTGGGACGGAAAGATTAGATTATTCTCATATGCAACTGGTCAAATATATGCCGGTTTATATCCTTACATAGTAAATTGGTGTAAGGAAAGTAATATCCAAGTAGTGGATGGTACGAAGATTAAAGATGTAGAGTTAGATGAGAAAAAGGTAAATGGTTTTATAAAGGCATTAAAGATACCTATGGAGACCAGAGAGTATCAGAAAGAAGCCTTTACTCATGCATTAACAAAGAATAGATGTTTGTTGTTATCGCCAACTGCCTCTGGTAAATCATTAATCATATATCTATTGGTTAGATTTAATTTATTAAGATTAGATAAAGACAAAAAAATATTAATTATTGTACCAACAACATCATTGGTAGAACAATTACATAAAGATTTTAAAGACTATGGTTGGAATAGTTTAAAAAATGTACATAAAATATATCAAGGACACGATAAAGATACTAAAAAACGAGTTGTTATATCTACATGGCAATCAATATACAATCAACCTAAAAAATGGTTTAGTCAATTCGGTATGGTGGTAGGTGACGAAGCACATTTATTTAAAGCAGTTTCATTAACTAAAATAATGACCAAACTAGAAACATGTAAATATAGAATAGGTCTTACAGGTACTTTAGATGGTAGTAAAACTCATAAACTTGTATTAGAAGGATTGTTTGGTGTTGTAAACAAGGTTGTATCAACTGCTAAACTTCAAGAAGATAAACATTTAGCAGAATTAAAAATAATATGTTTAGTTTTAAAACATGATAAACAATCAGTAGATTTTTTAAAGAATAAAACATACCAAGAAGAAATGGATTTTTTGGTTTCAAATGAAAAGAGAAACAAATATATAAGAAACTTATGTGTTGATTTAAAAGGTAATACTTTATGTTTGTTTCAGTATGTAGAAAAACATGGTAAAGTTTTAGAAAAACTTATAAGTGATAAGGTTGAAGGTAGAAAAGTATTTTATGTTCACGGTGGTGTGGCCGCTGATGAAAGAGAACAAGTAAGATTTATTACAGAGAAAAGTGATGACGCAATAATAATTGCCAGTTATGGAACATTTAGTACAGGTATTAATATAAAAAATTTACATAACATAATATTTGCCAGTCCTAGTAAATCTAGAATAAGAAACTTACAATCTATTGGTAGAGGATTAAGATTAAAAGATAATAAATCAAGTGCTACTTTATATGATATATCAGACGATTTATCATACGGCGACAAAGAGAATTACACACTACAACACTTTAGGGAAAGGATAAATATTTACAATGAGGAAGACTTTCCTTATGAAATCCATAATGTGGAGATTTAAATGGACAAAACACCAATAAACTCAAAACATATTAAGATTATTAAGTTAGTCAATGGCGAAGAATTAATTTGCCATGTAATATCTGGTAAGGGTCAGACGGAAGAGAAATCGCCGTTGTTGAGATTAGATAGACCTTTACAAGTTAGATATGTACCACAGGTTACCAATGTGGGTTTCAGAGACTATATTGCTTTAGTAAAATGGGCACCATATTCGGATGACCGAATCATCACTATCCCCAAAGATAAAATAATGACTATCACCAATGCCACAATCGGCATGTGCAATAGTTATCAGAATATGGCAATGAATTATGGAAAATTAGATGACCCCAAAAGAAGTGATAAAATCATGGACGCCATGAGAATAGATGAGGCGGAAGAAGAAATGCTCGAAGAGGACCTTGCTGATTTAAAAAAGATATTTAAAGAAGGAAGTAAGAAGAGAACAATACACTAGCTTAAGCTTTTGTCTCTTTGAAACAGGACACCTGTATTATACACAGGAAAAAACAAGAGTCAAGTCTCCTTTAAACTTGATTTAAAATTGAATCGGAATTGCCATTTATGACAACTTATAGTATATTAACATCATGAGAAAAAACAAAGCTAAAAATCCACATTATGTAGATAACGCAAAGTTTCTAGAAGCAATGCGTGAATATAAAAAGTTGGTAAACCGAGCGAAAAAAACTAAAGAACAAAAGCCGGCCGTTACCAATTATATTGGTGAATGTTTTTTAAAGATTGCAAACCATTTATCTTACAGACCGAATTTCATTAATTACACATTTAGAGACGATATGATAGCAGACGGTATAGAGAACTGCTTACAATATCTAGACAATTTTGATCCTGTTAAATCAAAGAATCCATTTGCTTACTTCACACAAATTATTTACTATGCCTTTATAAGAAGGATACAGAAAGAAAAGAAACAAATAACTATAAAGCATAAAATGATTAGTGAAGCAAATTATGATGACATGACTTTAC